ACGTAATCTTTATCTTTTACCATTTGTACATAGTGCGGTAATCCTTCACGATTATTTTCATAATAATCAATAATCATAATTTGATTACCTAATTGTTGAAAAAAAACAATCGCTGTACTATCATCAACTCCAAGATCCCAAGCGGTATTTACCACAAGAGCGGGATCATAAGCGATGCGAGTAATTTGATTTTTTTCTTCTAAAGCTTTTATTATATTTCCATACACGCTTCCTTCGATATTTGCAATCCAATCACACTCAAATTCTTGTTTATATTTTGCCTCTCCCATTTGGGATTTGGCAGCATCGAGTTCTTCTTGGTCAATAATCTTTGTTTCAGAAGCTTTAGCGGTATAAGCTAACCACTTTGGATCTCCTAAAGCGTGCTGGTATAAATCATAAAAAATGTTTGACATACCCGCTGGCGTACCTATGAAATAACAAAACCCCTTACGATCTGATAATGCGGGTCTAATAATCTCATTCCATAACCTAGGATCAATCTGAGCTACCTCATCAATACATACTCCATCAAGGAATAATCCCCTTAGTGAATCTGGCTGTTCAGAAGATAACAAGGTGATACGGCTGCCATTCGGCATATCGCATCTTAATTCTGTTTCGTGAAACCTTACACCAGGTATGCCTGCCGCAAACATTTTTAAATAATCCCAAGCTATAGATTTAGCTTGTTTATAAGTAGGTGCTATATAAGCAAACCTAGGATTTTTAAGTTTATGCGTAAGAGCAGCTCTTATCAAGTGATTGATAATTGCCACACTTTTGCCAAATCTTCGATGGCAACTTAAAACGGCAAATCTATACTGATCCAATGCCGAGTGCAGCTTTGCTTGCAACGGTCTTGGGGTATAAGGTATTTCAACGTGCATTAGATAATAATCGCAATGACTAATATCACCATAGCACCGATTACTACTTTTCTATGATCTCTCAAAAAGTGTTCGATTTCATGTAATATATTTTTCATCTGTGTACCTCCCTAGTGTATTGTGGGAAAATCTATAAAATCTTTTATAGAAGTATATTGTACCCCACTATTTTTCATTAACCGATTCATAAACGATTGTGCGTGATTTTCATTTTCAAAACCATTGAAATGAACTACCAAGCCATTTGTTTCTTCTGTTAAGAAAACTAAAGCGGTTATGAGCTTATTGCGTTTCTGTTCTAGTTTTTTAAAAATTTTTTTTGTTTCTTCATCCATAGTGTGTGTGTTTGTGTCTGTGTGTCAAACTCCTAAGTTATATATATATAAAAATCTGCGCCTAGTTTTCGGGGGTATGGGGGGTCTTGCAATCCAAATCCTTCTTTTTTTCTAGGGTTTTTGTACTCCTTGGTTATCATAACCGAGGGTTTGTGGCTTATCTTAATACTTATCTATTTAATATTGTGTTTGTGTTGTGTCAATTACTTTAACAGCTGCCAATCGATCTCCATTATGCGCGCGTGGGAGTGTGGCGCTGCTATAGAGTTACCAAGATTTAACCAAGCTATCCAACCAGGCAAAGAAAAACCCAGGAAAGATCACTCTCTCCCAGGTTCAATATATTTAATTAATTAAAGTTACTTTACTTATTGGCAAGCATCCCTAGACAACTCCTTAAAATTTGCCATTATATTTTCAAAGATCTCGTCTTGAACATCTACGCTAGCACCATCAAACCAATCAAGATACCAAAATTCTAGATCGCCATTATCAAACAATCTGAACTCCTCAGAGGGTCCACCCCAAGAAAGCTGCCATCTCCAATATCCAGCTCTCTGATCTTTAAAGGTTCCAGCTTCAACTCTATCAAAGCACAAGCCAGCCTCATTAACATATTCAAAAAAGTCTTTTTCTTTTTTCTTAGCTTTTTCAAACTGTTCAAGTCTGTCTTGATACTTCTCTCCAACTAACTCAGAACACTTTTTTTCTTTGTTTGGCTTAACGCCATCCAAATTAAGCGTTTGAACTTCTTTAGTTTGTTTTTCCATAAAAGTACCTCCTAAAAGATACTTAATGATTAGTTGACAATATGTCAACCCTTAATATGGATGATAAGCAACTATTTTTTTTTCTTACAAGTGCAGCGCTTTGCTATAATTTTAGCCTGCTCCAGGTAAGCTTGTAACAGGTGCGCTTGGTATTTGTTCTTCAACTTTTTGAGCCAATTTAATATTTTCTTCATGTTTATCTAATTTCCAACTAATAGTTAAATGATTATCAATTTTTTGTTCAACCTTGCTTTTGTCTCCAAATGTGGAGCTAGCAAGCTTTGAAGCAAGCCATTTGATATTATTCCAACGTTCTCTATAAAAATGAGTTTCCTGAGGCGTTTTAGGAACCTCCATTTCCTCACTCATTTTGTCCAATAAAGTAAAAACGCCAAGTTGTCTAGCACTCATTATTTTTTTTTGTAATTTTTCGTCTTTTCTACAATGTTTATAAACCGTTGAAACATCAGGTAAATCTTTATCTTTGCAAATTCTTGATAGAGGCTCTCCAAGTTCTAATCGTTTTAAGATTGTTTCTGTTTGTTCAAGATCCATAATTTTAATTCCTCATCTGTTTTATATTTATTCTGTTTTAAATTTTTTAAAGCGTTTATTTTGCCTTGTAAGGTTTTAGCATTCCAATCGGAAGCTCCACCGTGAAACTTGCAGCGGTAAAATCCTGATTTCATTAAATTACCTTTGCAACGACATTGTACCGTGTAATGACTTCCACGGGTCATACTTTGACAAAAAATTTTATGTAAGGGTCTCCCAACCAAGTGTACGTTCCTATTTATTTGATTTTGTCGATAATGTCTAGTAAAGCTTTTTTTTGTTTAAGTTGTGTTTCCATATTTAAAAGCGCAGTTAAATACTTTCTTTTAATCGTCACTCGATGACATCCAAACATCCTGGCTAAAGCTACCCAAGAAAATCTCATGGCTCTGCTCCAAATTAAACGCCTATCCTCTAAATCCACTAAGAGTAGTAAATCAATGGCAGCTTCCCAACAAGTTAATTGCTTGGAAGTAGCTCTTAACCTCATTCCGCCACGTTTATTCCAATAACCGTAATCTTCGGGGTCGTATGACATTTTTAGAATTTTATACATAGCAGGATGTCCAGGCTTCTTTAGAGGAGGAAGCCATCGCTCAGCTCTGCCTGCTTCTTCAAACACATCGATTAATTTAACCGTTAATAACTTCACGCCACCCTAGATTTCTAGCGGCGGCGCTAAACTTTTTTTTTATTATATCCTTAAACTTATGTTTCATAATCCTTTTATTCCTAGCTTTATTTTCTAATTCGATCCAATGATCCTCTGTACCGATATATCTATAAGTTTCCCCTTCATAGTCTATTGTCAATTTAGAATGATTAGCAGTAGGGGGTGGCGAGAACGATTTTCTATAATAGGGTTTATTATACTTATTAACATACCTATTATTAGTTAAGTTATATGGTTTTATTAATACACCTCTATTAGAGTTATCACTCCCCTCAGAGAGAGTTATCACTCGTTTTTTAACAAGAGTTTCTAAAGCTATTTGTTGAGATAATAAGTATTGATTTGTGGAACTGAGGCGTTTTTTGGTTAACAACTTTAGCTTGGCAAGGTTTTGAACGCTCCGTTGAATTGTGGCGATACTTAGACCCGTACGCTTACGGATGGTGGCGTATCTTGGAAAACATTTACCATCCTTCTTATTCATATAAGAAACCAAAGCATAATAAACAATCTTATCAAAAGCCGATAACTTCTTATCAGCTAAAATATTAAGATCCCCCACAAAAAATAAGCTCATTTATTTTCTCTTTCTTTTTTATTAGCTAAAGATTGTTTGTAAGATGCTCTAAGTTCTTCTTGCTCTCGTTGTCCATAGACTTCTTCATTCTTCCAATCTTTATAACCTTTAATCCACTCGTTAGAATCTCGCTTCCCCCAGCGTTTATTCCACGCCCAAGAACTAACCTTAAATCCATATTTTTCAATTAATCCTAATATCCAATCCATCATAGAACCATCACCAACATATAAAGCGATAAAAATACAAAAAGAAATAAGCTACAAAAGATAATAAAAAATATTCTATCCATTAGTTACATCCTTTTGATAATTAATAAATCTTTGTGAGTTATCTGCATTAAGCTTTTCATTATCTCTGTAACCATTTTTTTTAGCCCATTGTTCGTGATATTTTTTAATCATTTCATTTTCTTTCCTTATACCTCCCCAATTATTTTTGCGTTTCATTATTTTTGTTGACAGTTAATCCATTAAATCCAATCCACCTCTGGCAATCCGTTATAATTTTTATCAAAAATAAACCAAGCAAAAGCCATTAAACCACCAGATTTTCCATTTTTTACAAAACTTAATCTTTTACTAAAAACTAATATTTTTTTTAATTTTTTTTTAGAAAATATAAGCTTATTTCTTTTAATTCCTTCAAGATGAGATAATTTACAAAGTAAAGCTAATTTGTGATTTACTAATTCTAATCCGTGTAAAGTAAATTCTGTGGCTAAATTAAATGGTGGATTTGTGATAACATTGTCTACTTTTTGATTTGTTTTTAAAAAATCTTTTATTTTTCCAAAACCCCTATCAATTAAATCAGAGCTATAAACATTATAACCAGCCTTAATTAAAGGTTTAGATATAGCTCCTAAACCACAACAAGGTTCCCAAATATTCCCCTCAAATTTTTCGTATTTAATTAAATCTTCTATTGCTTTTAAAGGAGTTGCATAAAAATCATTTTCTATTCTATCATTATGTTTGTTATTTCCTATATATTGTAAAGTAGTTGATCTCATTTCTTTCCCTCGCAAACCAAATCGTGTCTTTCCTGGAGGAGCTGCATCACTTGAATCCAGCCTGAAGGTTCTATATATGTTTCGTTGCATTTCTCGGGGGTTAACTGTTTAATTCTAAAGCTCTCCACAATATTATTTTTATTCACTTTATAGAAAACCAAAAAGCTAGGGAGACCAGCCATTTTAGCTAAAGCTTCCGTAGTTGTAGTCGCCTTCCATTTTTGACCTACATCAAAACAAGTCTCAGCTAAATACAATGGGGTTTTACAATGAATACAAATTCCACAACTATCAATATCAATGTAGGCTAATTTCTTTTCAATGGCTCTATGCCATTCTGAATAAGGATCTCCTTTATCAAAGTAATTACCTCTCGCCACTATAAAACACCCGCTTTGCGCAATTTTTCCACAATTTCGTTTTTATCTTGGATTTGCTTAGCGAGTTCTTTGTTATCTTTAATAAGATCCCCAACTTGTTTTTGATGTTGTTTATTAATCGTTTCTAAATCTTGAATACGTTTATCTTTTTGTAATATTTCCACTTGTACATCCTCCCTTATCATTGGGATTTCTTTTTTAAGTTTATTAATTTCAGCTTCATATTTAATAATTTTATTTATCATTAGCTGATCTGCTTCTTTTTTAACTTCCTCTACTTGGCTTACCTCATTTTCAAAAGTTTTATCTTCTTCATCAAAAACAGATACCATCATCAACATTCTCCAGGATTTAAAGCTTCAGGATATTGTTTAACCCAATCCATATAAGCATGACAAAATTCTCTAAATTCTAAATAAACATAAATTTTAGGATAAAAAACCAAAGCAGCCATCCAAAGAGAAATAAAAATAATAAAATATTTCATTGGATTTGAATTTCCGTAATATCTAAAACCCAACTTTTAGGAATGACGTTAATATTTCCTATCTCCAATTCTGCTTCTTCAAGATCTTCGGAATAGTCTGCGAAGATGGTGACTTTTTTTGATGTTTCAAGTAATTTATAACCGATCGAATGGCAGATAGCGGGTTCAATTCGGGTTGCTTTTTTGATTGACATCCAGTTGTTATCAGACAAACAATCACGCCACTTAATAGTAACCAACGGGTAATCATTAATAGTTCCTGTTATTTTTTTCTTTTTACTCATAAAAACTAGAAGGCTTAACTTTTCCTTTTGTCTTTTCAGATATAAGTTTCATAAATTCGGGTCTTGGGATGCGCTCTTTATTGCACCATCTAAAAATAGTTGACCCAGGAGATTTACCTGTAATACCAAAAAATTCTGCTAGTTTTTTATGTGATAATCCTTTTAATTTTCTAAATTTTTCTAAAGTCATTATTTACTTATATGGATATATGACAACTTGTCAATTTTTATACCTATAACTTATTGTGGAAAAGTGGGATAACATAAGGGTTTTTGCAACTGTGGATTTCTTTTAATCTTTATGTTTGACAATAATATCCCTATTGCATTACAGTTGACATTATGACAATTAATAAACCTATTAGACCTCTCGTTGATAAATCGGCAGAAGGAATATTAAATATAAATTTTTATAAAAAAGACGAACATAAAAAAACAACTATGGCTTTATTAAAAAAACTTTTAAATGATCGAGGAATGAACCAAGCTCAACTAGCTAAAGAATTACATCGTGATAAAACAACTATTAATCGATGGAGTAATGACAGCAGAGAAATTAATTGGGAAAATGCAGTTAAAATTGCAGGCGTTTTAAAATGCCATCCCGTAAATGTCTTTCAACCCAAGGAAGAATTTATCCTTAAAAAATACTTAGATAGTGATTTTTTTGTTAAAACATTAGAAAAAGATAACCAACATAATATTCGTGTGCCTTTTGAATGGTATCATAAACATATTAATGGTGTTCAAGTATATATTCCAGGCACATTTATTCATCGAGAAGTTTTTTTATTTAATATGCCTAAAATTAAAGTATTTTTTTCTCAAAATGTGATGAATAGACTTTGTTTTATTAAATTTAATAATAAAAAAGAAATGGTTGGTATTTTAAAAACTAATATGGATGGCAACCTTACATTAATGAATCCACTTACAAGAAAATCTATACAAAAACAATTTGAGTCTTTTTCTGCTACTACAGTTGCAATTGCCGTTCCTATTATTGCAAAATACGACCCCGATACCTTAATTAGCAACGATTATTAACATCCACACCTAATAGTTGCCAAATATCCATATTTTGTATTGACAAGAATCTTTTAATGTTTACTAATTGTTCCATTGATTCGTTTTATGGAAGAAAAAGAAAAAAACATAACAGAATTTATCGATGCTATCGTAGAGCTTCCATCTTGGGTGAAGCATTACCAACTAAATCACCACTCCCCTACACAAATTAATTCCGCAGATGATATTTGGAGTTATAAATATTTATATCTTTCCCAAGAAGAAAGAAGAAAATTACCAATAAATTCTAAAATGTGGGGAGGCGTTTCATTAGGGTTAGCAAGTCAATTTTATAATGGCGATTTTGAATGGAAATATATTAAAGGAAAAGGATTACAAAAAGTTGAAATTCCTGCTCAACGAAAAATCATAGAAAAAGTTTTAGAAGAATTTAACAGTTATCAACCTACTGATGATAATGATCGTATGCAGCACGACACTAATCGATTGTATCTTCCGCAGATGTGCAAACTATTAAAAGAAGCTTTACAAGAAATAGGATTAAAAAAACCCGTTGAATGTGAGCGTACAGTTTCAATGAATTTAAAAGGTTGTCAGCTCCCAACTATCGGTAGAATTGATTTAGAAGATGAGAAAAATTTTGTTGAATTAAAAACCAAGTACCGTAAAAAAAATAGACCCAAGAAAGATGGTACATCTAATTATTCTTTACCTAATATTAAAGAAGGTTATTTAGGATGGAAAGATCACCTTTTACAAGTAGCTTATTATTATTTTGCTAATAACAAAAAAAAGAAACCTCATTTATTAGTTTTAAACGATAAAGAATATAAAATTTACACTCCCGAAAATTGCGAAGATTTACAACCTAATAATTTAAAAATGTATTTAAACAAAATGGAAATGGTGTGCCAACGCAGAGAAAGAATGATGGAGAAGCACGCAGGTAAAAATACTTTTTTTAAAGATATTGAGGCAGACTTTGACCATTTCTTTTGGAAAGGTTTGGGAGAACATAAAGAGGAGGCTATGAAATTATGGGGATTAAAGAAATAAAAGAAATTAAATATATAAAACAGGATAACGTAATGATTCCAATGCAACAAATTTTATTACGAAGTGAATTTGAAGCTTACAAAATTGAACTTAAACAAAAAGAATTAGAGAAGAAAAGCAATCGTTGGTTTGTAATAGGTATGATTTTTGTTATGGCTATTATAACTTACTTAACTATCTATCATAAGGATAGCTCCCTCTTTTCTTACTCTAATAAAGATACCCAGGTGTATCAAGTTGCGAGGCTTGGTGGGGGTTTAATGAAAAGCGGCGGCTTTCTTTCCCTTCATTTAATGCCTGGGTATCACAATAGGAGCAACCATGGGTAAAGTTTTACATTTAAATACGTTAGATCCTTATTTAGAAAAATTAAAAAAAAATGGTGGAATGTGGAAAATTGATAATAATAAATATGCCATTAAACATTTTGAAGTCGAAAAATTAGCCAATTTATACAATATTGAAACCGATATTCATTTAGTACATTGTGATTTAAAATCAGGTTCAGCGGTAGTTAAAGCAGGAGCAAGTTATCAGGGTAAAAAGTTTTTTAGCTTAGGAGAAGTATCTCCTTTAAATAATGATTTTCCCTACCCCGTAGCAGTAGCTGAAAAACGAGGAGTGGATAGAGCTATTCTTAAAGCTTTAGGTATTCACGGAGAAGTTTATTCCGATGTGGAATTAGATAATAAAAAAGGCAATGTGAATGAGAAACAAGGCATTGATTTAAACCGAGCTAGTATTATTCAAGAGCGATTAAAAAGTATTAGTTCAAAAGCCAATTTACAAGAGCTGCTATCCGATAATAAGGAATACTTAACACAGCTTAATAAACAAAATTCTAAATTATGTCAGCAAATTGTTGAGATGATTAAGAATAAACAACAGCAATTATAAGGAGATAAATATATATGGCTGATATGAAACCAAAGGATCCGAATTGGCTTGCGACTTTCTCATTAAAGAGAAACGCAGACAAACAACCTGGAGATAAAAGACCAGACTTTGTTTTAGCAGACTCGGATAAAATAAATGCTAAGAGTGGAAAGCCTTACAGAAAAAACTTCACGATTAATGGAGTTTGGCACGAAGCTTCGGCATACGTCCAGGAAGATAAATCGTTAAAAGTAACGATTAAAAAAACTGGAACAATAAATAATATGGTTCCAAAACAAGCAGGCAATGATGCCTTTATGGAACAATTTTAAGGGGAAACAATGCAGCAATATGGATTAACTAAAAGACAGTTAGAGGTATTTAAATATATCAAAAACTATATTGCTAAGAAAAAAATATCGCCATCTTTTGAAGAAATAAAGGTGGCGGTAGGATTAAAATCTAAAAGTGGCATACATCAAATCGTATTACAATTAGAAACTAGAAAATGGATTACAAAACTTCGAGGAAAAAACAGAAGCATACAGATATTAAAGCAATGACCAATACAGATATGTTTAAAGAATTTAATTATTCCTCTTTGAATAAACAGGTTTCAGGCGAACATTATAAATCGATGAAGGTTGAGCCTGCTTATTTTATCAACGAAAATAAGTTGCAATTTGCAGAAGGTTGTGTAATTAAATATGTTTGTAGACATCAAAAAAAAGGCAAAATCAAAGATTTAGAAAAAGCCATCCATTATTTAGAGATGATAAAGGAAAGAGATTATCCTAATGGTTAAAAAATTTGAAAAGTTTTGGTCGGGATCAGCAAACTTTAGTGTAACTGAAGATTTCACGACCATTGAAGCAGCTTATAAGCAACCTTTACCAAGTCAAGCTGCTAAGTTCAAAGTTAATGATGACTCCGTTAGCTTTGTTTTTAATAGAGTCAAGTTGAAAGGAGGAATATCTACTGACGATCACTCACTATCAGCATCTCGAACAAGTAATCGAGAGCAAGGAAAAAGAGAGAAAGTTTCTGAACGCAAAGATAACGAGACTAAAAAATAAAAATGACGGAATTTATCCGCCAGGTATTGCAGCTCTCTCAAAGCAAGCTCACGCAAAATTAATTGACGTGATACAACTGCAAGACCAGTTAGTTAAATTAGAAGCATAACTAATTAACTTACTTTAGAATCATTCTAACTAATGAAACACTTAGTACACCCTTCCTACGCCTAAACGCTAAAAAGCCAAACTGTCAAGTATATTTCTGATTGTGCTTTTTTAGTTGACATATCAGCAACGCTCATTTATTCTACCCTTAATGTTAAATAAAAATAAAAAGGGAGGATGCGTAATGGATAGTAAATTATGCTTAGTATCTACCAGCGGAGATATGTCAAAAAGAGGAATGGGAGATAAGAATACTGTTTATCTTTTTAATAGAAAATATAGAAAATCTGTGGATGCTTTTTTAAAAGCTCAACAGAATTTTAATTTATATTCTTATAATAAGAATTTTCCCAATTCTAAAAATAATTATATTTATACTAAATATTCAAAAACATTTTTAAAATTAAAAGATTTGGATATTTTTAAATCTAAATATGATTTTAGAACGGGATGGAAAATATCATTTTTTAATAAAGATGAATTAAAAGAATATGAACCATATAATGTTTGCAATTTAAGGGAGGCTGCGTAATGAAAAGACTAAAATCAGCCATGAAAGATAAAGAGATAAAAGCTATGTATAAAATATACAAAGTAAGATTTAAAGGTAAAGATTCTTTTAAACTTTATGTAAAAAATTTATTAGAGTTTTTTAGAATTACTATGGATATTTATATCTCTGGTTACACTGGAGTTCCTAAAGGATGCGGAAAGGGTCCCAAAGGTAATGGTGAATGGGGTCGAGCAGATGCCATTTATTATTGGTCTCAAAAATGTAAAATAAGACGTGGAGATGTTAATAAATATTTCTATTCAGTTGATGAGGTTAGCTCCTATAGTTAAAATGAAATTTTGGCTAACCAAATATCAAAATAAGCTAGTAGTTCAAGCGGTATTACCTAATGGTAAAAGAATTAATAAACAAAGCTTTGAGTTGAACCAACGCCGAGTAGCCAAAACCTACATTGAATCATTAAAGCAACAAGACCCATCTCATATCATTCCACAAAGTATTACTTTTGAAGAAGCATTTAAAAAATATTACACTTATTTAAATAACAATACTTTAAACCAAGATGATACTAATGAGCGTTATATTAGCTTATTAATGGCTCATATCCAGCCGTACATTGATGAAATCCACTTATCTGAGTACACGGCAAGCATTTTTAAAGAAACCACTATTCCTAGAATTATTAAAAGCCGTAAGACTTTATGGAAAAAAATTGATGGAGTGTTTGTAAGAACCCCATTAGGAAAAACTATAGGAAAGAAAACCATTAAGGATGTGGTAGCTACCTTTAAAAGATTTATTATTTTTTGTGATGATAAAGAATGGAAGATAGATCTTAAAATATTAAGATATAAATTTTCTAAAAATTTTAAACAAGAGCAGCCTGAGCCTAAGTGGATTCCTAAAATGAATGATGTTTATAATTTAATTCATTCCGAAAAGAATATTTGTTATAAAACATTATGGAGAACCGCAGCTGAGCTGGGTCCGAGACTTAATGAAATCTTGGCAATTTGTTATGATGATGTCTTTTGGGATGATGAGTTAAATGAATATGTTATATGGCTTAGACATTCGTTGGGTCAACAAAGTGAATTTAGACCCCATTATTTAAAAAATGAAGCTTCTAATCGTAAGGTAGAAATAGGAAGTGATCTGTTCAGATTAATTCAAGCTTGGAAAGATATACAAAAGTTTCCTAAAACTCATCAGCATCAATACAAAAGATTGTTTCCTTATACTAAATCTCACGCAGCCGATATTTTAAAACGTACTGTAATCAAAAGAGGTATTGAATGGAAAAAAGCTTTTTCTCCGTTTAGAAAATTTAGTAGCACTTTACTTAAAGATAAAGAGCTTTTAACTGAAGATGAATTTTTAACTCGCTATGGTTGGAGCAATGATAAAACATTTAAAAAACATTATCGAGTTAAGCATAAGAATTTGGATGGAAAAAGGAAAGCCGCACACCTTAATAATCTAATAACAATGAAAGGAAACTAGATGGATGCGCTACAGTTAAGAGAAAAAGTTGCAAAGTTTATTGTGGTTAATCGAATTAAAGATGGATTAACTCAATCAAACATTGCATCAAAAACAAGTCGAACATTTCAGCAGATACAAAAGTATGAAAACTGTGTGAATGGAGTCGCTTCAGATACGTTGTTGTTTATCTGTAAAGCTTTCGGTTATGATATGCACTATTTATTGAATGGCAAACCCGAACAGCTATTAAGTCAACTCAAACCTACTGAGCTTCAAAAAGCTAAAAAAAAGTTTCAAGAGATTGAGAAAAGAATTGAGCAGCAAAGACTAGAAAATGAAAGGTATCAGAAAATGTTGCCTCAATTAGAAGCTGAGATGAGTTATGTTGTGACTTTTAAGGATCCTACATAACACGCAAAAAAAAAGGCGGGGTATTTCACCCCGCTTTTAAATTCTTTTACACACTCATTTACACACTAGCCTTTGATTAATGGCGCGCCCTAGAGGATTCGAACCTCTGACCCTCGGTTTAGAAAACCGATTTCCAAAACTTAAATACATTAGCTATATTGTTATTACAATCACCATTTGAATAAATAGTATTGCCAAATATCCCAATAAATAACTGTTGTTAAATAATGATATATCTAATTGAGTGATCGCTCACACACTATAACGCACTATTGATTTGTTTTTTATTCTCATCTTTAGTGTAGCATTCAAAATGTGCTGGCTCTTTAGTTGCAAAGACAACAAATCTCATATCGTTCTCGACTTGCTTGGCACAATAAATACAAGTTCCGACAACTCGCACACTTGATTTTAACATTTGAGCCTTGGCTGTTGCCCAGGATCTTTTTTTGATTGGCATTATTGAAGTGGATTGTCTGCTTTAGCTTTCATTTCTTTAATCATAAGATTAAGTAATTCAACTTCCGTTTTTAATACAGCAATCGCTTTATCATTTGTACCTATGCTTGCAGCAAGTGGTGTAAGATCAGGTGCTGTCTGTTCAGATAAAGCATTAAGCTTAGTCGTGATTTCACCATACTTAACAAACCCACCACCAATAGCTACAATCGCAGCCACAAGCGCAGCTATACCAGCTAGTTGATCTTTTAAATTAAACTTACTTTTTTCTTTAGCCATTTCTTAACTCCTTTAACTTTAAGATTAGTTTTTGCTTTTCGTAATTAATATCTTGTAGGATTTTTTCTTTAATAAATAATGGATCCTTTTCCATATAACTTACAAGACTTATCTCATTATAAATTTTTCGATTATCTATAATAAAATTTTGATTTAAGTAGATGTCTTTAGGTATGTAAAATGGTTGGTTGAGATAAGCAGCTAACGTATTATCCCCAACCATAGCATCTAATAAAATAATATTTTTAACTTCAAGATTTTTAGCAGTATCTTTAACTACCGCATCTACTTGATCTAAATTAGCTTCTAACTTAGCAATCTTAGTATTTTTAGATTTTGTTTCTTTTGTAGTTAACGTCTTTTGCTTTTTTTGCTTTTTCGATTTTGGTTTTTCTTCTGTTTTAACTTCTGATTTTTGTTCTTTTTGTTTTTCTTTTTTTTCATTAACTGTCTCCTTCTTAGCAGTTGTCTGTATAATTTGTTTGGCAATGGTAGTTGCTGTTTTGTTTTTTTCTTTTACTTTCTTAGTTTGAACCACAGTAGAACTAGAACTAGCTTGTGATGTAATCTGAGCTTTAACAACTTTAGCTCCTGTTTTCTTTTCAAACTTTTTAATAGCTGCTTTAACTTGAACCACCTTCGTTGCTTTAGGTAAAGGAGCTGCGGCAATCGTTTGTACTTTGGTTGCTAAAGTTTGAGTTTCTTCTTTAATTTCTACACTTACCGCTTCTTCAATTTCAGTAGCGTTCACGGCACTACTCACTTCTTGCAAAGCCGTTTGTGTTTCTACTTCTAAAACCACATTCTCATACTTCATAGTTAAAGATGCACCAAGTAGATTGGGTCCCCCAAGATTACCAGGAGAAGCATTGTTATCTATACCTGTCCAAGTCCAATCAAAAGAACTGGATCCACTACCCGTATAAATAACCTGGTCAGTATATTTATGAGCATTGGCATAATAATGAGCGTCAGTATTTCTAATCTGATCTACTGAGGCTAAAGTATTTCCATTTGCATCTAATATCTTGACAGTTGTTTTAAAAGTATCTCTTGCACCAGCTCGATCTCCACATTCATTAGAAGATCCATCCCATTCACAGTTTTGAATAATGGTTGTGCTGTCTAAAGTAACGCCATTATCTAACTTATCCTGGGTAGTGGTGTCAGAGTTAGTAGTAATATTTAATAAGGAACCTGTCGCATTAACTGTTCCTGTACCTGTGGTTTCAATTTCATTAGAAAAACAAGTAACTCCACTTACTGTAAATTCTGAACAGCTTGAAGCTACATTAGGAATATTATTATCTACACTTTGTGCGGAAGATTTATTGTCTCCAGCATTTGGTAATAAATTTCCTGTTGTAATTTCTTCAGCTTGCAAACCAACGGTGTTAGCAAAGCAAGATAGTAAGCTCCATAAAAGAGCTGCACTAATAACCCAAGCTACCCACTTCATTTAAGTTTCTCTATTTTAATTTTTTTTTTCTTTTTACGTTCAAGCTGCACATACTTATCGTAAGTAGGCATTGCATAATTATATTTAGTAATAATAAGTTCGTAAGCTTCTTTGCCAATCTTACCTTCTACGGGACAATAAGTTTTTGCCATAAACATCGCTTCAAAAATACGTTCATCAGAACAAAGCAAACTAATCGCAGCTACTTTCATTCCAAATGAATTTAAAGTTTTAGATAAAGCAATTAATTCGCACGTTTCATCTTGATAACTTTTGCCTCCACTTACCCCAATACTAAATGTCTGTATGCCACCTGATAAAGCAATGGCACAATTATTAGATGTGTTTACTCCTGTTGAGGTAGCGGTTGGTGGAGCAGATCTAAGATTAGATGTATTATTGCTAGTCGTGGTGCTACTGGATGTGGATCCGCTTTCATAAGTAGTAGATCCTCCTGTATAATTTCCTTCAATAGCGGTGTTACTACCCGTAGTATTAGTCTGGGTAGAACCAGCAAATGCTTTGTTGGAGCAAACCAGTAATGTTAGTATTAAAAATAAATTTAAGTATTTCATTCTCCCTCATAATTATTCCAAGATAATTTTCTTAATAGATAGCGTGCCATCTATATTTTTTTCTAATTCTGCTTTTGTTTTAATGCACTTGTATTCTATGTTCTTACCAGCTTCTCTAGTTGCCTCACGTTTTCCTTTAAGACACATAGACATAGAATTTTGAATACGATGTTCTTTAATTTCGTGATCGACAAACATTAATAACGCAACAACTATTTCCATTTTTTTCTTCCCATATAATGTTTGCTAGGTTCATAATCCCAACGCATTCCTTTATGACCCCT